ACAGGAGTTAATGGAAAAAGTCGAATCCGCTAAACAGTTTGCGCCAAATAAGCCGGACGTAATGACCAAAGATTTTAACATTATAGGCGTAACTCGCAAAGGCTGGCTACCTTACGAATCTTGTCATAATCCAAATACGTTTGATATATTAAAATTTAGAAACCATAATGCAATAGGCGGTTTTGACTTATCACGTACGGGCGATTTAACAGCGTTTAACACTATGTTTTGGGATAACAATAAAGGTGAGTATTGCTGTGAAACAATGTATTGGTTACCAGAAAACAAATTAAAAGAAAACAGTCCAATGCAAACAAGCTATAGAGCCTGGGTGGATAGAGGTCTTTTGCGTACTTGCCCAGGTGGAACGATAGATTATAGAATGATAGTTGATTATGTTTGTAAAGAAATGGTTAACGAGCTAGGTATAATTTATAACTGGATATACTACGATTCTTATTCTGCAACGTATCTTGTTAACGAACTAGAAAGTGAAGGCTTTGCAAAAGATTACTGTATGGTTTTAACAATACAAGGATTTAAAACACTATCAGTACCGATGCAATTTATGGAAGAACAACTAAAACAAAAACATATAAATTACAACAACAATCCTGTTACTCTATGGTGTTTGACAAACGTTGAACTTGTACAAGATAGGAACGGTAATTATATGCCTAAAAAATATGACGATAAGCACGATAGAAAGATTGACGGTATGGCCGTAATACTTGATTGTTTTGTTGGAGTCGTTGACCATATTGCAGAATTTAAAGAATTATGCTAAGGAGGCAAAATGCGTAAAACAAAATGGTATAAGTGTCCATATTGCGGATATAAAATTATTGAATATGATAAAGATAATGGAGTGGCAAGGGGCATATATAGAAAGTGTCCATATTGCAAACGAAAAATAGAAATAAAGTTTGGATACAGTTGAAAATACAATATAAATATGTTATAATAATAGTAGTTGAATAAACATATGTTTTGACAGCTATTAATTAAATAAAAACGCGGTCTTGTACTGCGTTGGTTAGCGCCTGAGAGCCTCTACGGCAGATATGATGTATCTGCCGGAAGAGGTTCTTTTTGCGTTTTTTAAAAAATATGGGGTAAGTATGGGTTTATTTAGTAATATATTTAAAACTAAAAAGCAAAATGGAAATATGACCGAACTAATAAATGGTTTTACGCCTACATTTTTATCTTTATGCGATGTTGATAATAGCGATGTTTTTGCAACGGCTGTACAGACAAATGCAAGACATATAAGTAAGTTGCGTTTTGAGCATTATTATATAGACAACAAAGGCAATAGAACTATTAAGAAAAATAGCTTTTTAGGCTATTTGTTAAATCTAAGACCGAATAAGTTTATGAACGCTGCAACGTTTTGGGAGAAAGCGGCTTATGCTTATTATACATATAACAATTTATTTATTTATATAGAGCGTGATAGCTTTGGTTATGCAAAAAGTTTGTGGGTTTTAGACCCACATTATATACGATTTTTAAAAGATGTAAACGGTGGATACTGGCTTGACATAAGCCTTAACGATTCGCAGTTTACAGTTAGTTTTGAAGACATTATACACATTGCAAGAAATGTAAATGCGAATGAGTTTTTAGGTACAGACAATGCGGCTATTTACAAAGTTTTACAGCTTATAGATACGAATTATCAAGGTATAGAGCATGCGATAAAGCTATCAGCATTTATTAAATTTATTGTTACAACAACAACTAATTTAAGCCCCGGAGTTCTGGAAAAAAGGGCCAAAGAATTTACGGACCAATGGCTTGATGCAAAAAAAGATGGTGGTGTGATATTTACAGGAGCAGGCAATACTGTAACGCCTGTGAACAATCAGCCCAAATATACAAATGCCGATGAACAAAAAATACTTGATTTAAAAGTAAATAATTATCTAGGCGTTAATGAAAAAATAATAAATAGTCTTTATTCGGAAGACGAATGGCAATCTTATTATGAATCCACGCTTGAACCGTTTGTAATTAAAATTGAGAAAGAGCTTACGTATAAATTTTTTACAGATAGACAGATTGGCTTTGGTAACGAAATAGCGGTTATAGCGGACAAATTGCAACATGCAACATTCGGTACACGCATAAAGATGATAACAGAAACGCGTGAAATTGGTGCAATGACTGTCAATGAAATTAGAGAATTATTATATATGGCCGCCGTCCCCGATGGTGACGTAAGACAAGTATCTTTAAATTTTGTTAAATCTGATAAGCAGGACGAATATCAGCTTAGCAAAGCAAAAACAAAGGAGGTAAACGATGATAACAAAGGATAGGCAATACAGGTCATTTGAAATAAGACAATCCGAAGAAGATATGACAATAGAAGGATATGCAGTAGTTTTTGAGCAAGAAACGGTATTATATGAATTCGATGGTGTGCAATATAAGGAGAAAATAAGCCGTAATGCCTTTGATGGTGTTTCCTTAGATGATGTTGTCCTTAATTTTAATCACGGCGGAAAGCCTATTGCAAGGACTAAAAACGCTACTTTACAACTTGATATTGACAGTGTAGGTGTAAAAGTAAAAGCGTCATTAAAGGGCACAGAAGAGGGGCGCAATACTTACGAAGAGGTAAAGGGAGGATATTTAGACAAAATGTCTTTCGCCTTTATAGTAGAAAAAGACAGTTATGATAGTAGTACACATACAAGAACGATTGAAAAAATTAAACGTTGGTATGATGTAGCAATTGTGGATTTTCCAGCTTATGAGCAAACAAGTGTATCGGCTCGTTCATTCTTTAAAGCGGAGGCTGAAAAAGAAAGTCTTAAAGCGGAGGCTGAAAGACACGCAACGGAGGTTGCGGAGATTGAGAAACGAAAAGCAAAGCTTAAGCTGTTAATCGATATAAAATCAAAATTTTAAAAGGAGAAGAAATAATGAGAAAATTATTTGAACTAAACAGAGCACTTGCAGATTTGCAAGAGAAAAAAAGCAAATTGGCAGAAGAGAGCAAAGGCACAGAAGTAAAGGAAGAGCGCTTGACAGCAATCAATACTGAACTTGACAAAATTAATGATAGCATAAAAAAAGCAACAGAAGAGAGAAATGCTGCAGAGGCCGAAGAGTTAGAACTTAAAAAGACAGCAAAAGAAACAAAGACACAATTTACAAGAGATGGCGAAGTTGAAAAAAGGCAAGCACAGGCAAAACAGCTTATAGAAAAGAGAGCAGTAACAATATCTAGCGGAGAATTAGCAACTCCTACCCTTGTAAAAAATGGAATAAACGATAAAGCAAACGAGGTATCTTCAATAATCGACATGGTAAATGTTGAAGACCTCAAAGGCATGAGCGAGTATAAAGTGCCTTATGTTTGCGCAATCGGTACAGGTGGTAAAACGACAGAAGGTGAGGGTGCAACGACAGCAGAACCAACATTTGCTTATGCATCAATTAAACCTGTAAAAATTACAGCATATTCAGAAGTGACAGAAGAAGCTGAAAAGCTAACACCTGTAGCTTATTATGAAAAAGTAAAGAGCTTGGCGCTTGTAGCATTAAAGAAAAAAGTTTCGGCATATATGATAAACGGAGATGCCGTGTCACTGCCATCGTTTATAGGAATAAATACAAGTTCAGCAGCAGCTATAACAAGCGCATCTGATATTGACATATCTGCAATAGACCAAAACACTTTAAGAAAAATGGTACTAGCCTATGGTGGTGATGAAAACGTTATTGGTACAGGTGTGTTACTTTTAAATAAGTTAGACCTTTTGGCGTTTGGTGATGTAAGGGGAACAAGTGAAAAGAAAGCAGTATATGATATAGTTCCCGATTCAAATAATCCAAATACAGGCTATATAAAAGACGGTGGATTGTCTGTTAGGTATTGTATAAATAGTAATATAGCCGCATTGTCTTCGGCCGCTACAGAAGACGATACTTATTGTATGATATACGGTATTTTGGGAAACTATACTCTTGGATTATTTGATGATTATAGCATAAAGGTATCTTCTGAAAGTAAATTTAAAGAAGGTATGTTGGCTATAAAAGGAAGTGTGTTAGCAGGCGGTAACGTTACTGTTAAAGAAGGATTTGTAAGAGCAAAAAAATAATAGCACCTGAAGCGCCTACAGCGAGTCCCGAGACACTAACATTTGAATCGACTGTAGATGTAACATTAAGTACCGAATCCGAAGGTGCAACAATAAGGTACACGACAAACGGAACAACTCCAACACTAACAACAGGAACACTGTATAGTGGCGCGATAGCGATAACGGAAACAACTACAATAAAAGCGATAGCTATTAAAGAGGGGCTTACAAGTGGAATATTATCAATAACTTATACAAAATCATAATGGAGGGTAGCAAGATATGTTGGCAAAATTAAAAGAGGTTAAAGACTATTTAAGAATAGACGGTAATAGCGAAGATAATACGCTGACCTCATTACTTTTATCGTCAAAAGCTGTTTTAAAAAGTAGAACTCAAGTTGAATGGGAGGCAAACAACGAAACACTATCAAAGCTTTGGCAACTTGAATATATAAAGTCAATATATCTTGCGCCCGACTATAAAAATCAAGACGGCCTAAATATCATGATGTCCGATTTGTTAGATATTGTAAGGAGCAAAGGATATGGCGGTTAAGATAAAAAGAAACAAAGTGCAGGTTTACACAAAGGAACTCATAACAAATAGTAAGCCTGCACTTTATAAAAAACTTTATTTGTATAGTGAGGAACAGTATAACGCTGGTGGTTTATGGACATATGTTCGTGACAGTTCTACAAACGAGAGATTTACAGCACAATCAAATGATATACAATTATCCGCAATATTTGTTTTAAATTACAACGAAACAATTATAAAAGAAAGTCGTTCAATGTTTGTTGAATTTAAAAACAGCGCAAGCAGGACAAGCGAAGTTTACCAGGTTATTGGCAAGCCAGATAGATATGAGTATGGCTTTAACGATATCAAGCTAAGCACAGAACTAAAAACAGACGATACGACTTATTCAGAAATAGGATATACGGAGGAAGAATGACACGTAGTCAATTACAAAATCAAGCAACAATAGATTTTGAGACAATGTTAAAAGCGGCAGGTTGGGCAGATGGTTATGCGCTAACAGATAGCGAAATACAATCTGCTACTGCTTT